GTGGAGGTAATAAAATGAATTTCGGTAAAGCATTTGAGCAAGTGAAACAAGGAAAAGGAATGCGATTACCGCAATGGCAACCAGATGTTATTATTCGTGCTCAATATCCTGATGAGCATAGCAAAATGACAGCTCCATATTTATACGTGGAGAGTCGTTTCGGACGAGTGCCATGGAAGGAAACTATGATTGAGTTATTTGCAGAAAATTGGGAGGTAGTTCAGTGATGGGGAATAAAAACAAATGTTTTTCACCTAATTGCGATAATCAAGCAGAAACAGAGTTTTGTCCAGAATGTTTGGCGAATGGCGGGTTTAAGCCTCGTAAAGTGAATCCACAAATTGAAAATAGCTTTAAGTACCATGCTCCTAAAGAGGGGCAGAGTGAAAAATATAAGGCTATTAATGAGAAGGCAAAAGAACTTGCATATCTTATTGATGATCTATGCCCTAATTCTAGAGAAAAATCGTTAGCTATAACGCATTTACAGGAAACAAAAATGTGGGCAAATGCTTCAATAGCTTGTAATTAGTAAAGTTATAGGTTTTAGAAGGAGGTATAAGGTTTGTTAAAACAATTATTTTGTTCACATGACTTCCGTTGGGATTCTATTACATCTGGTGATGCTATTAATGCTTGTAATGGCAAGAGAACCATTTTAAAATGCTCTAAATGTGGTAAGTATAGAGCAATCGGTCAAATGTTAGTTCCAGCACTAAATGCACCAGAGTATACTTCAGACGGTTATCATTCTTTTAAAGAGTTATATCTTCATAGGATGGTATTGTTTGCAACTATCTGCAAGAAAAATAAATCAATTTGTTGGAAATCTAAAAAACATCATGACGACACTATGTACGACAATTATTTTATCGTTGGAATAGATACACCAAGCGGTCAGTTTACGTATCATTATCATCTAAAACATTGGAATATGTTTGATGTAAAAGAATTTGATTATGCTCCTGTTTGGGACGGTCATACAAGCGACGATGTTGTACGCCTTTTGGAACTTGTTGATTGTTAAAAATTATTCTAGCCATTCGTTGTGAGTGGCTTTTTCTTTTGCTCTGGAAAGTGAGTATCGAGTAGTTCAGCCCCTTTAGCTGTTAGGGCAACGGTACTTACTTTTGAGAGCAAAAAGTTGTTACATATATTTCATCTTCTGGTTTATTATTGGGTGTACAGGAGGTGAGAATATGACACAGTATTTAGTAACGTGTGTAATTGAAGATGATAACAATATCGCTAAACAAGTTGCTGCAGATTCACCTAAAGAAGCTATTGATATAGTAGCCGTGCAATACGGTAGCACAGACTTACTTGTTTTTGAAGATGGGTATAAAACAGAATTTGTTAAAAGTTCAAAAATAATTAAGTTTATAGTAATCAATTTAGATGAAAAAGAAAAAGTTGATAATGCAAATGCAGCAACTGTGGCAGATTTATTAGATTCAATACAGTTTTAGTAAACGGGAGAGGAGCTTATCCTCTCCTTTATTAATTTTAGCAACTAGCGTAATGGGGTGATGCCATTGGATATTGTAGTTACGATTCCTAAGAGTGAATATGAAAATGACAATAAAGAAGCCACTGTTTATGAGCAGGGCAGATATGAACAATTCTGGCAACTATCCAGACAACCTAAAAAACTTAACATTGGTGATAGAGTGTATTTTGTAAAAAACGGATTTATTGAGTCATCGATGAAAGTAATACGAATTGAAACTAAGGCAACTGCTGTATGTGAGGTAACCAATCGCACATGGAATGGTTGTCTTATTTTTATGGATGATTTAAGGCAGGAACAGTTAGAGCAAGTAAGAGGCTTTCGGGGCTTCAGGTATAGGTGGTGGTGATCATGAGATATGGCTAATTGGGATGATATTAAACAGGAGTGGGAAACCACAAAGATTACACTTGCTGATCTTGCTGAAAAACATGAGATAAAGCTTGGTACATTGAAGAGTCGAAAGAGCCGTGAGAAATGGTCGAGGGATGCAACTGAAAAGGATGCAACCAAAACTAAAAGGGTTGCATCCATAAAAGAGGATGCGCCCAAGGAAGAAATTGTTTATTTTAATAATAACGATGAAAGTGGCTTAAACGATAAGCAACGACTATTTATCGCTTATTACGTGAAGTGTTGGAATGCTACCAAGGCTTATCAAAAGGCTTATGGTTGTGCTTATACAACCGCTAGAACGGAAGGTTCAAGGTTACTTGCAAATCCTAACATTCGCGAGGAAATCATAAAGGTTCGTGATGGATTGACTGAGGATGCGCTGCTAGACAAACGAACATTAATTCAAAAATGGATTGACATAGCGTTTGCTGATATTACGGACTATGTGAAATTCGGTAGGCAAGAGGAAGTCGTATACAACGATGACGGACAACCAGAGCTAGACATGAATGGCAACGTTAAGACCTACGCATTCAACTATGTGCATCTGAATGAATCTGCTGAGATTGACGGAACTCTTGTGACTGAAGTTAAGCAAGGCAAGGACGGTATTAGCGTTAAACTTGCTGATAAGATGAAAGCTCTTGAGTTTTTATCGAAACATATGGATTTACTCAATGAGAATGAGCGTAAGCAACTACAGAATGAACAATTGAAGTGTTCTAACGAAGCTAAACGCATCGAAATAGAACAATACAAAAAAGACAATGTTGTTGGTACAGAAGATAATAAATACTCCTATATGACGCCAGAACAACGTAGAGAAGCGATAGAACGATTGAAAGGAATGACAAAACAATGAATGCAGAACAAGCAGAAATCGAACTTCTAGACGCACTCATTGAAGAACGAAAATACCTTTCTAGACAATCGTTTTGGGAGTATTGCAAGACAAGGGCACCTGATTTCTACATTGATGGACGCACTCACCTAGAAAAGATTTGTGAGACCCTCCAAGCACTGTATGAAGGGCGTTTGCTAAATGAAGATGGCGTCCCATATGAAAATATGATTATGAACATACCTCCACGTCATGGTAAGTCACGTACAT